GGGGGTAGTAGAGGTCCTGATGCAGGTTTAACTCCAAATGACTTGGTACAACAAGTAATTCTTGGTACAGTATCGGTAACAACAACTTAAGGAGTTGAAAATGTACAAAAAAGGCGCAGATGGTATTACTAAAACGGGTAAAACCGAAGGTAAAAACTTAGGTGACTCTGGTCCATCAATAGGTATTGAGAAGGGTCCAAAGAAAAGTACCAGCTCAATGAACAAAAACATGAAGACCATGGGTCGCAATATGGCTCGTATCATGAACCAAAAGAAATCAGGAAGAGGTCGATAATGGCTAAATTTTCTATGAAAAAAGGCGGTAAGGAAGTAGGACCTGCTGAAGTTTATGCTGCACCGCACACAATGGACGGTAAGGCTACTAATGTTATGGCAGATAGCACTACCAAACCTGGTAAAGATAAGATTAACCAGATGAACATGTCTGTTGCTGGTATTAGTAAGGGCAATTACGCTCCTATTAACCCATATGGTGTTGGCGTAATGCGTGGTTACGGTGCGGCTACCAAAGGTCGCAAAATTAGCGGAAAGATGGGCTAATGAACTACCAGCAGTTATACGCAGCCATTCAGAACTACGCTGAGTCTACTGAGCAACTATTTGTTGAGAGTATTCCTACGTTTGTTCAGCAGTGCGAAGAACGGGTGTATAACGCTGTTCAGATTCCAGCTATCCGCAAAAACGTGATTGGTAACTTTACGCAAAGCGATAGCTACTTAGCTCTTCCCAACGATTATTTGGCGTCTTTCTCCCTAGCCGTTATTGATGCAAGCGGGAACTACGAGTATCTGCTTGATAAAGACGTTAACTTTATTCGTCAGTCGTACCCAAACCCAACCACTGATGTTGGTGCACCTAAGTATTACGCTCAGTTTCAGCCATATATCTATTTAATTGGTCCAACTCCAGATGCTAATTATCAGACCGAGTTGCATTATTACTATTACCCAATATCAATTGTTCAAGGGGTAATGTCTGGTCTTGGAACTATTACGGGTGGATCTGGCTACATAAATGGTACGTATCAGAATGTCAGTTTGACTGGTGGTACTGGGCAATACGCCATTGCAGATATTGTTGTGTCTGGCGGTGCAGTGTCTTCCGTTACGATTAAGAACGGCGGGTCATTCTATGTTGTTGGCGACATTATTAGTGCCTCTACCGCTAACTTGGGTAATGCTGGTTCTGGATTCTCTGTGCCTGTTACTAATATAAATAACCCAACAGGAACTTCGTGGTTAGGCGATAATTTTGAAACTGTTTTACTGTATGGCTCGTTACGTGAGGCTGTTATCTTCCAAAAAGGGGAGCAAGACATGGTGACATATTACGAGCAAAAGTACCAAGAATCCTTAGCATTACTTAAAGATTTGGGTGATGGTAAAGATCGTAGAAGCGCATACCGTGATGGACAACTTAGGCTGCCTGTACCTGGGCCTGTTAGATAATTTTTTAGGAGCAAAAAATGGCAATCACCCAAGGAATGGCTACATCGTTTAAGGTTCAACTCTTAAATGGTCAGCAAAACTTTTCAGCAAACACGTTTAAATTAGCGCTGTACACCAGTTCAGCTAGTTTGGATGAGAACACAACTGCTTATACAACTAGCAACGAAACACCGTCTACTGGCAATTATTCTGCTGGTGGTAATACTTTGTCGGTTAGCGTAACCCCAACAAATACTGGCAACGTGGCTTTTATTTCGTTTGCTAATACCTCTTGGGCAAATGCAACAATTACCGCTGCTGGCGCTTTAATTTATAACGCAAACTTGGCGAATGCAGCTGTATGCGTACTGTCTTTTGGTGGGGATAAAACATCAACCAACGGTACTTTTGCGGTTAACTTCCCAACGGCAGACGCAACCAACGCAATTATTCGTTTGACCGCTAGTTAAGGAGCTTTAAATGGCTCTCATCTTAAAAGATAGGGTTAAAGAAACCACTGCTGTTACTAGCACGGGTACGGCTACCCTTTTGGGCGCTGTAACTGGGTATCAATCTTTTTCCGCTATTGGTAACGGAAATACGTGCTATTACACCATTGCTGCTCAAACTACTAATGAGTGGGAAGTTGGTATTGGTACGTACACTTCACCCGATCAATTAAGCCGAGATACCGTTTTATCTTCTAGTAACAGTAATGCGCTAGTTAATTTTTCTGCTGGAACCAAAGACGTATTTGTAACCCAGCCATCGTCAAAAGCCGTTTATACCGACGCAACTAACATCGTTAATACCTCTGGTAATGGCGCAAATACAGTAGCCTTTACCAATATCAATGCGTCTAACGTTGTCATGGTGTCTGGAACAATCAGCACCAACGCTGCAAATGCCACGGATATTACCAACAAGACGTATGTTGATGGGCTTTTCTCGACAGGTGTTTCGTATCACGAGCCTGTCTTAGTTGAGGAAGATGTAGCGTTAAATGCCGTATACGTGCAGCCAAACGGTGCTGGTAATGGTGTAGGCGCAACCTTAACTAATAACGGGGCTAATGCTGCTTTAGTTGTTGATGGTGTAAGCGTAGCTAATACAGCCCGTATTTTGGTCTATGCACAGGCTAATGCAGTACAAAACGGTGTTTATACAGTTACAAATCCAGGTAATGCTACTGCACAGTGGGTTCTAACCCGTGCAACCGATGCCAATACTTTTGGTCTTGCCAACCCTAATACACTGGGTCAGGGCGATGCGTTCTTTGTCCAAGACGGTGATACAGGCGCTGGACGTACTTATATTTGTAATACACCAGGCACGATTACGTTTGGCTCAACCAATATTACGTTTGCAGAAATTAGCTCTTCTCAGATCTATGCGGCTGGTACAGGTCTTAACCTTGCCAATCTGACGTTTAGTATTGCTAATACAGCAGTCACGGCAGCTACTTATGGAAATGCTGGTCAGGTTCCTCAGATTGCAGTTAATGCCCAAGGTCAAATTACAAGCGCTTCTAACGTATCAATCAATGCTTCAAGTATTACATTAGGTACTTTAGATAACGCCAGAACCACAGCAGCTTCTGCTAACGGTGCATCAACCATCGTATCCAGAGATGCTAATGGCTCTTTTACTGCTAACGTAGTAACGGCTACAACGGTTAATGCAACTAGTGGTAACTTCACCAACATTACTGGTAATGCAGTAGCTTTAACAGCTATCAATGCCTCAAACATTACTAGCGGAACTATAGCTAACGCCCGTACTACGGCTTCTGATGCAAATGGCGCTTCTACCATTGTAACTCGTGACGCCAATGGTGCGTTTTCAGCAGGAAACGTAACCGCCGCAAACTTTATTGGTGCTGGTACAACCATCACTTCTATTAACGCCTCTAACATTTCTTCAGGAACCATAGCCAACGCAAGAACGACTGCTTCTGCTAGTAATGGCGCTTCTACGATTGTTTCTCGTGACTCTGGCGGTAACTTCTCAGCCAATACGGTAACAGCTGCGGTTATTGGTGATCTGTCTGGTGGTTCAAATATCAATGCGTCTAACATTGCTTCGGGGACTATTGCAAATGCAAGAACGACTGCTTCTGCTAGTAATGGCGCTAGTACTATTGTGCTTCGTGATGCAGGTGGAGCGTTTGCTGCTGGGGCAATAACAGGTACATCTTTCTCTGGTAACGGCTCTGCTCTTACTGCTATCAACGCTTCAGCAATTACTACAGGAACTTTAGACAATGCCAGGACTTCTGCTGCTTCTGCCAATGGTGCTTCCACTATTGTGGCTCGTGATGCTGGGGGTAATTTTAGTGCCAATACGATAACGGCGACTACATTTAGTGGGGCGGTGTCTGGAAACGGCGCAGCTATAACCAGTATTAACGCATCAAACATATCCAGTGGAACCATAGCCAACGCAAGGACTACAGCGGCTACGGCTAACGGTGCTTCAACTATCGTACTTCGTGGTACATCGGGTGAGTTTAGTGCTGGGATTATTACGGCTGACGGGTCTGGATTATCAGCTATCAATGCTTCTAATATCTCAAGCGGAACTATAGCTAACGCAAGAACTACGGCAGCAACAGCAAATGGCGCTTCAACTATCGTACTGCGGGGCACATCTGGTGAATTTAGTGCGGGCGCAATTACTTCTGTTTCTATTTCTGGTAACGGTGTAGCGCTTACTGCAATTAATGCCTCAAACGTCACATCTGGAACTTTAGATAACGCTAGAACAACCGCAGCTTCAGCTAATGGCGCTTCAACAATAGTAGCTCGTGACGCTAATGGATCGTTTACTGCCAACGTAGGAACATTCACCACAGTTAGCGGTGCTGGTGGTGGTTTAACCAGTATTAACGCTTCTAATATCAGCTCAGGTACGGTAGCTACAGCCCGTCTTGCTTCTGGTACGGCTAACAGTTCTACATATTTACGAGGCGATCAGACTTGGGCAACTGTAAGTGCTGGCGTAACAATTACCAACGATACAAGTACAAACGCTACTTATTACCCAATATTTACAACGGCTTCTAGCGGGTCAATTAGTGCAGCCAACGTATCTACGACTGAGTTAACCTTTAATCCTGGTACAAATATATTAAGTGCCCCAGTTGTTAGTTCGTCTTATGGTTTCTCAATGAACCCAGCTACGCTATCAACAAGTTTTACGATACCAGCTAGTTTTAATGCTGTATCTGCGGGGCCTGTAACTCTTGCTAATGGTGTCACAATAACGGTTTCAACAGGTTCAGCTTGGGTAGTGGTGTAGCATGTTTGCAGAATCACCGTATGCAGGGTCGCCCTTTGCATCGTTAGGGGTTGGTGCGGATGTATCAATAACAGTAGCTGGAGTAACAGCTGTAGGAGTAGTTGGTACAGTAATTATTAGAGCTGACCAAATATTAAGCGTAACAGGCGTAAATGCGGTAGGTCGGGTAGGAACAGTAGCGGTAACAGCTGGTGCTAACGCCAATGTAACGGGTATTAGAACCCCATGTTTAGTTGGCACGGTAACAGTAGTAGCAGATAGTAATTTAAATCTTACAGGTGTTAAAGCTGTAGGGCGAATTGGTAACGTAGACGCAAAAGGCAGTGCAGTAGTTAATCTGACGGGCTTCTCAATCCCAGTGCTTTTGGGTAATGTAGATGTACGAACCGATCAGATTATTAATGTTACTGGCGTTTATGCAGTAGGCAGAATTGGTAACGTAGACGCTCAAGCCAGTGCAGTAGTTAATTTGACTGGGGTTTATGCGGTAGTAAGGCTTGGGAATGTAACGGCATCTGGATCGGCTACGGTACAGGTGACAGGAGTTAAAGCAGTTGTTAAACTTAAGGTAGTTAATGTATGGGGATTGGTAGACACGGCACAGACGCCAAATTGGGCTAATATAACGCCAAGTCAGTCTCCAAACTGGACTAACGTATTAGTGCCTTCGGGCTTTGATTAGGACTAAAGATGGCAACATATTCGACATCGCTAAAGCTGACTCTCCTTGCAAACGGAGAAGGGGCGGGAACTTGGGGTCAAACCACTAATACCAACCTAGGAACGTTGCTAGAACAGTCTATTACAGGTGTTCAGTCTATCGTAATGACAGACGCCAACTACACACTTAGCAACCTAAACGGAGCATCTGACGAAGCTAGAAACGCTGTTTTAGTAGTAACAGGCACAAATGCTGCAGTGCGGGATATTATTGCCCCGCTAGTTAATAAACAGTATTTGATAGTAAACAATACAACTGGCGGTTATGGCATCCGTATTCGTGGATCTACGGGCTTTATTGTTACCATTCCTAACGGAGCCAGCGTATTTGTCTACTGTAACGGCACAAACTTCTATAGCGCTGACCCAAGTTATGCTTCAGGCAACTTTAGCGTAGGCGGTAATTTATCGGTTACTGGCAACACCAATGCAGCGGCAGCGACTTTTACAGGTAACGTAGCAGCGCTTAATATCTCTACGGCTAACGTAGCAGCAACAGGTACAGGGGCTTTTTCAGGCAACGTCTCAGCGCTTAATATCTCAACAGCTAATGTAACGGCTACTGGGTCTGGTGCTTTTACTGGGAACGTCTCGGCAAACAATGTCACAATAACCACCACATTTACAGGCAACAACGCCAATTTAAGTGGTACTGTACGCATGACAAGTACAGGGGCGGTTTTAGTCCCAGCTGGTACTACGGGCGAACGCCCAACTGCGGCAACTGGATTATTCAGATTTAACTCGTCATTAACCCGTTTTGAGGGATACAATGGTGCAAGCTGGGGTACGCTAGGCGGTGCTACGGGTGGTGGTAATGACCAGATTTTTTATGAAAACGGACAGAACGTGACTACGAATTACACTATCTCTGGAACGAAGAATGCAATGAGCGCTGGTCCGATTACGATAGATGGCGGCGCTACTGTAACTGTAGATACTGGTGCAAATTGGGTTATTGTATAAAGGATAAATTATGGCTGGCGCACTAACAATTAGTACACTAAACAACGATACAGGACCGTTAGCAACACAAAACGGCATGACTGGTATTTGTAAAGGATGGATTAGTTTTGCAGGTGGAGCAGGAACTATTACGGATTCTTTTAATTTTAGTTCTATGACAAAAGTTGCAACAGGAAGATACACATTTTCTTTTACATCTGCAATGGCAAACTCTACTTATACCATTCAATGCAATGGTGATTTAGGAACTAATGGCGGTGGTTATTTTCAAAGTATAGGTGGGTATTCTACAACCGCAATAAATGAAATTCGATTTTATAGAGTTGATAATCAAGGATTTTTAGACCCTACTCGTGGTTATGTTGCAGTATTTGGTTCATAAGGATAAATCATGTCTACATTAGTCGCACAAACAATATCCAACGGAAATCAAGGATAAATCATGCCAGGTACACTTGTAATAACAACCCTTTCAGACGGCACTAATAGCACTTCTGCAACAAACTGTATTCAAGGCTCTGCAAAGGCTTGGGTAACATACAACGGATTAACACAGGCTGTTCTTTCTTCATACAATGTAAGTTCAGTAACTAGAAATGCAACAGGACAATATACAATAAATTTTACTAATGCTTTTGCAAATACAAATTATTGTTGGGTTGCTTCTGCTGGTATGTCAGGTTCAGGACAAGGTGACTTTGTAAGTAATCAAGATGTATCTTATGCAACTTGGAAAACAACATCAGCATTAAAATTAAGAAATTTTTATGCTTACAATTTAACGAATGAAGATGCAAATAATTTATGTGTATCTTGTTTTTCTTAAAAAAGGAATAAATCATGCAAGCAATTATTTTTACTAATGACAACGGTGGAGTTTCTACCTGCATCCCAACTGGCGAAATCAGCATTGATGCTGTATTGACTAAAGATGTACCAGCAGGTCGTGGCGCACGAATCGTCAATCTAACAGACCTACCCCGTGACAACGACTTTTACGATGCGTGGGAGATGGATGCTACTTCTGTTACCGTCAACTTTGCCAAAGCCGTAGAGATTACCAAAGCACGTCTGCGTGCAGAGCGTACCCCACTTCTAGCCGCACAAGATGTATTGTTCCAGCGTGCCTTAGAATCAGGTGCAGACACCACAGCTATCGTTGCTGAGAAACAAAGACTGCGTGATATTACTAACATCACCGCTACAACTTTAGACGAATTACGGGCTTTGAAAGCAGAGGTGTAATCATGCCATTAGTCCTTAACGGTACTACAGGTGTACAAGATAACTCAGGGGCTTTTGTCGCTGGGACTGCGGTAGCTTCTACAAGCGGAACAAGTATTGACTTTACTAGCATACCTAGCTGGGTAAAGCGCATTACGGTTATGTTGAATGGTGTTAGTACAAACGGTAGTGGTAGGCAACAGTTACAGCTTGGTACGGGCGGTACTCCTGCTACCTCTGGCTATACAGCAGGTTATATGTTTATTAATACAAATAACAGTACTGTCAGGTCGATAAACTCTTTTACTACGGGCTTTCCAAATTTTGCTGATGAAGCAGCAGATTTTTATACAGGTATATATGTGATTACTTTGCTAACTGGAAACACTTGGATGTGTACTGGTACAGGTTTAATAACTGGTTCAAATACTGGAAACAATAGCATATCAGGCTCTATTACTTTAGCAGGTGCTTTAAATATGATTCGTTTTACTACAACTAGCACACCAACTTTTGATGCTGGCACTATTAACATTACTTACGAGTAAGCCATGAACAGAATAGAAATTAATGTGATTACTGGTGAGCGTAAAGTGATTGAGTTGACTGCTGAAGAAGTAGCAGAAGCGCAAGCGCAACACCAAGCATGGTTAGCTGAAGAAGAGGCTATTAAAGCAGCACAGCCAACTAAAGAAGAACAGATTGCACAATTGCAAGCACAAATTGATGCGCTAAAGGTACAGCCATGATTAAAGAAATCCAGGACTCGATGGACGGCGGTGAATTTAAACCACGCCATACGATTGAAATCTACTGCCCTAACTGCGGGTACGATGTTTCTGAGGTTGAGTTAGCTGCCAAGGTATGCAGTGATTGCGGTCACTCTTTAGCTGAACCAGAACAGCACGTAGCCATCGTAGTTGCCAATATGTCATTTGGTGGATCAACACTCTGAGGCAAAGAACAGTGAGATATGTCAGACGAACTGGGGTTATCGGCTGGTGCCAAGGGCATTAGTGAAGGGATAAAGACTGGGCGTGAGGCTGGCAAAGAGATTGGCAAGAACATCGAGGATGTTCAAAAAGAAGCGGTAGACGTAGCAAAAGAACGGGCAAATGCCAAGATCCGTGAGCGCAGAGAAGCAGAGTTAAAGAAAGAACGGGCGATATTTAAAGCTCTTGAGGAGTACAAGCACCGCAAGAAAATAAGCGATGAAGAGTACAAATTAAGGGTAGATTTTATAAAGCAGCACGGCACCAAAGAGTGGCAGAAAGTGCTAGACATCAAGACCGAAATTGAACGGCTTGAGAAAGAAGACAAGAAGTACTTTGACGCAGAGTTGGCAAAGGTTAAATGGGTGCAGTTCTGGTGCTTTTTAGTAGCTGCTTGGATTGCTTATTACATAGTATG